CTATAGATAATCTTGTGATTATCATTGCAGTCAAAGATTCTTCGCCTATCATTTTTCAAGAGAAAACATCCGATCATTTGGATGGTTTGGTTGATGTTATCAAGTATTATAACCAAAATAAATCTTGACAATTACAAATTAATTTGTTACAATCTAAGGAGATAAACATGGGCATTCTGCTCTTTGTTGTCGTATTGTTTGGTAACGCTGCTGTCTTTGGTTTAATAGATAGGAGCATCAATGTCAGATACGGATAAAAAAACATTACTGGATAAATTCGAAAGAACCTTTGATAATGTTCTAAGAGTTGCTTGGTTGATGTTTACGATAGTCATTATCATAAATAATTGGCCATTCAAATAATCAGGAACTAAAATGTTCTACGCTCTTTTTGTAACTTTTATTCTTAATGGTAATCCACCAGAAGAACAGAGATGGAAAACATACGATACCTTTGAGCAGTGTTGGGAAGCAGCTACTATAATAGTAAGAGGTAGAGATAATTTTACAGCAAGATGTGTTTTAGTTGAAAGTAAAGAATAAAATTGTTGTATATCCTTCAAAGTGAAGGCATTCTGGACGTGGGTTCGACTCCCACCTGGTCCACCAGAAGTGTTGTTTAGGGTGATATGTAAGAGTTTAACAAGACTCTGAGGATTGGAATTCCCGACCTGTGAACAGCAGGACACTTCTGATGGGCCAGACATGGTTTCGACAGGGTGAGATAGTGGAGAAGGCAACACGAAAGGCGACGGACGTAATCCGAGCAAAACAAGTAAACGCAAACGATGAGCGTTACGCTCTAGCTGCCTAAAATAGCTAGATGAGGGTTCGCAAGGTGTGCCTTATAACCAAAACACCTTGCATCATTTTTGTAAGTGAGATAAATTATGAGACTTGACGGTAAAGTTAAAAAAGGTTGGGGTCACGAAGAAATTTGGTGCACCAACGACAAATACTGTGGTAAGATGATGCATTTCAATGAGGGTGCTAAGTTTAGTATGCATTTTCATGCTGAGAAAGATGAAACTTGGTATATTCTATCTGGAGAATTTCAAGTAAACTGGATAGATACTAAAACTGCCGAAGTGAAAAGTTCCAGATTAACACCAGGAATGACTTGGCACAATCCTCCTTTATTTCCTCATCAACTCATTTGTTTTGTAAAAGGAACAGTAATAGAAGTTTCCACTCCCGATTCTGTTGAAGATAATCATCGGGTTTTTCCTGGAGATTCTCAAGTTAATCACAAGGTATAAAAGTGAAAGTCTATTCGTCAAATTATCGTAATCATTGGATTTCTCCATATACAATACTGGAGAAAGTTTTCTTTTGGCGTGAAATTGATTATGATGAGCCAATCATCAAAAAACTCTCAGATATTCTTCACCCGTTTTCTAACGCATGGATGAAGTTTCTTGACTTTGTTCATCCACGAATTCAATATGTTAAGATTGATTATTGGGATGTGTGGAATATGGATCACACACTCTCACCAATCATTCTTCCGATGTTGAAGAAACTCAGAGAAACAAAACATGGTTCTGGCTTTGTTGATTTAGAAGATGTACCGCCACATCTTCGTTACACAACAAAAGAAGATTGGGATTCACAAAAATCATTTGATTTCTATAGTGAACATGAAATCAAAGAAGGTGAAGCAGATATTCATGCACGTTGGAACTGGGTACTTGATGAAATGATTTTTGCCTTTGAGCATCTTGTTGATGATTCATGGGAACAAGAATATAGTTCGGGTGAAATTGATTACAAGTTTGTCAAGAATGAAGATAATCCACACTCGTCTACTATGGAATATGGACCTAATCACACATATGTTTGTGACTATGACGGTTTACGCAAGGTGTATGAGCGTATAGATAATGGACTGCGTTTGTTTGGCAAATACTACCGTAACTTGTGGGATTGAACGAATAAAATCACTAAATATATGTACTGGCACCACACACACTTCGCCAGTAAACACACACAACACAGGAGAAGCAAATGAGTAATCTGACACCGTTCGAGATTCGTCTTGAACTTCTAAAAATGGCAAAAGACCTTTTGTTGGAAGAGTATCACTCCAACAAAGATCGCCTAATCAATGAATGGCAAGTAAAGGTAGAGTCCGCTAAACTAAACGGGCAAGCAATACCTGAACATCCAGCCTTTCCAACTTATCCCTCAGAAAACGATATCATTACCAAAGCAATGTCTTTGAATGGATTCGTTTCGAACATTACAGCAGAAAAATCACAGAGCAAAAAATCTGCCTGATGGGACCGAGTGTGCTCCGGCACACTCCTAACTTATAGGAGAAAGTATGCGTTACATCACACTATTACTTTGTAGTATATTTGCGGCATTTATTCTTTATGTTGGTCACGCCGCAGCGCAAATAAACATACCAGTTGATCCAAAAGTTCAACTAGAAGATTTATCACCGCAAGCAAGATCGGAAGTCGAATGTCTTGCACAGAACATGTATTTCGAAGCCGGTCTAGAACCAAGACTTGGACAAATCGCCGTAGCATTTGTTACACACAATCGTATGCAATCTGGAGTTTTTCCAGACACATACTGTGGCGTAGTAAAACAAAAAGTCGGTACAGTTTGCCAGTTCTCATGGGTGTGCGAAAATCGCCCAAAGGATATGATGCGAAAAGGACTCTTGACAACTGAGACTAATTCGTTGTATAATAGTGTAACTGAATTAGCGTTGTCGTTCTACCTTTATACTGAAAAGTTTAAAGATCCAACAAGAGGAGCTTTATTCTTTCACGCTAACTATGTGAAACCGGGTTGGAATAATATGAGATACACTACACAGATAGGTAGACATTTATTCTACAACAAGGTAAAGAAAAGTTCGTAATTTTATCAAGTGAAAAGGAGAAAGTGATGGAGAAAGGATTGAGTAGTATAACCACAGTATCAATTGCTATGATTTCGATTACTTTGGTTTTACTTTCAATCGTTGCAGCTGTTTGTATTTACGGCCTTAACGAGCGTAAACTTATGGCAGCAAACATTGAAAATGCTATTGCAAAAGGGGTGGATCCCCTTTCTGTTAGATGTTCATACGCTAAAAGTGATGACATTGTTTGTATAGCTCATGCTTCTAATCGTAAATAAAGGAGATATATTATGGCAGTTCAGCAGTTATCAGTTAATGTGTTATCCAATCCAAAAGATCGAGAAAGCCTTCTTACTGCATTAAAAGAGTGCTCTGATTCTATGGTCAGGATGGAAGCAGAAAAAGAATTTATTCGTGAAGTTGTTACGAATACTTCCAAAAATTTGCAACTACCAAAAAAGATTGTATCTAAGATGGTTAAAGTATATCATAAACAAAACTATGATGAAGAAGTTGCTACACATGAGCAATTCGAAACTCTTTACGAAACGGTGGTAAAATAATGCCTAAATTCTATCTTGAATGTGAAAGTTGGGATGGTTTCAAAAATACTGTAACATTTGAAGCCGAATTTCTCGAAACTATTAGAGAAAATGTTGACCTGTTTCTCAAAGGTGCAGGATTTGTTCTTGATGAAAACATTGATGAAAATGAAAACTTAGAAGATGAAATCTACCTTGAACCAGAATATAATCCAGATGTATTCTCTCATATGGTAAACGATCTGTCCACAAATCCAATTACGATGGACAAAATTGATGGTGAAACTTTCATTCTGGATGATGATCCTGTTTGCCCTGTTTGCAAATTACCAAAAGAAGTCATGAGCCGTCATAAGTGCTTTGAAGAAAACTGTGGATTAAACGGATAATGCCAACAAGAGAAGAAATGGCTAAATTCGCCAAGGCTATCGATTCTTTGGTTGCCAGAACAGACTATAATTATATTGAAGCTATAGTTGAATATTGTAAAGAAACAGGACTTGAACTTGAAGTTGCTGCCACTCTTGTCAATCAAAATTTGAAAGCTAAGATTGAGAATGATGCTATGGATAATAACATGCTAAAAGAGAAAGGGTCTAGATTGCCAATATGACGGGATACGAAACATTCGGTTTATATCAAGCAATCAAACTCCACTTTTCTCAAGAATCTTATGACTTCTTCAAATATAATGGTAAGTCTAATGTCAGTTTAAATTCCTTTGATAATCGTAAAGACAAATATCATTTTCATAAATTATCTCGGCGTTACTCGGATAAAGATGATATGATTGAGTTTATTGTGTCTAACTTTGTCGAGAATGAAAAAACTTGGGTCGGCTCGCTTCTACAAGATGAAGCTGAAATGAACTATCGAAAACATCAAAAGGTAGTTCAATCACTTTCATACATGTTTGAAAACGATTGTAAAAGTATTTTCGAAGGCATAGAAGATCCAAATGTTGTATTAAAAACTGACGGTGATTATCCTATTCTTTTGAAGAGTGCCTTGAGAAAAGAAATTCATATTGAGAGTCTTTGCTTGTTGAACAATATTTTAAACTTTATACCTGTTTGGTCAAAGAAAATCAATGATACGATTCATTGGCCAAATTTCAGGATTAAAGTTTTAAAGTATACTCCTTTTTTACCAAAAGACGCCACAAAGTATAAACTAATATTGAAGAAAGTAATTGATAAATGAAAATAACTAAGATTTATTTGGACATGGATGGAGTTCTTTGTGATTTTGAAGATAGGTTCATAGAACTATTTGGAAAAGGTGCCTATGGTATGGGTATGAGAGACAGGAAAAACTTTAATGAAAATTGGCCAAACTTTATCCATCAGGGTGAGTTTAAAAATTTGAATTGGTTTCCTGGCGGTAAAGAATTGATTGAATTTTTAAAAAAATATCCACATGTCAAGGTTGAAATACTTTCTTCCTCTGGTGGAGAAAAATATCATGAAGAGGTCAAAAAGCAAAAAAAATATTGGCTCAAAAAACATGGAATCAATTATCAAGCAAATATTGTTCCAGGTAGAAGTTTAAAAAAGAACTATGCCACTCCGACAACAATTCTTATCGATGATACCGAAGATGTAATCGATGGGTTTGATTTAGCTGGTGGCATCGGCATACTTCACAAAGATATAAAGAAAACTCTGGAAAAGTTGAAAGTTCTGCTTGACAAAGACACTAAATAAGTTTATATTATGTTTTTGTGGATAAGTCGTTTTATACTACGTTAATACATCGTTTATACGAAAGGAAGTAATATGTCTAGTTTTGCAAATCTCAAGCGCAATCGCAGCTCTCTCGAAAAACTCTCC